TTTAGAGCTTATCGCTCTGGGTATACTGGAAAATGTAGATTCGCCTTGTGGTGGACATATTGGGTTGTGAAGAGAAATCTTTATAATGCCTGCTATGGATCACTACTTTTTGGCTTGAGTTTTGTTTTTCCGTTATACTCTCCTTTTTTGATGTGCTCTGGTGCTTGCATCGGTTTGTACGAAGGTTTAACTGGTTTAAAGAAGATGATAGCCTCACCTGAGGCTGAGAAGTTGAAAGAATGGTCATCATTCTTTTATCTCCTGATTTCAGGTTGGGCTACTACTCTCCTTTCATTTTTCATATTATGGAGGTATGTTCGGAAGTTAGCTCTTTTCTGTTCAGTTCAAAATGAATCGCGACCTAGCTTTACTAGTGTTGCTAACAAGATATTAGAAACGTTGATTGGTCTTTTTGCATTATTTTCAATGGCGATATCGGTTAAAGAAACATTTTTGTTGGTTCGTGCCTTTTTTGCAACCCAACAAGTTGCTCGTGTCGTTCAAGACAATATTCAAGCCCTAATACAAGTCGTAAAGATTTGGGATTCTGGTGCTAGTTTTGAATCAGGCCCTGATGAGATGGATGATATCCGAATTGATATCACGAAAGATGAATTTCCTGATGAAGACACTTTACGTTCCCGTTATAGGAATGTAAACAACAATAATAATGTTTCTCTTAATGATGAAAATAGAAAAAAGAGAATATATATCCGTTCCGTCCAATGTGCCGAGTGTGACAGTCCCCTTAATCCCGAATATGGATATCGACCCTGTAAAGGGTGTGTTTATCCAAATTGGGTTTCAGATGAAACTGATACTTTCGCCAAGTTTTCATCCCGATCTACCATGATGGGAGATAAAATTGACGTAAAAAAACATTATGCCATGTATATGGAAGCCCAGCACAAGAAAATTTGCAAAGAAGGACTTACTCGTAAGACCTTTAATGCAGACAATCTTTTGCCGGCTTGTGCATTTACAACTATGTTTTTATCCTTGAATCAAGCGAAACAATCACTCAATGACCTTGTTGAAACAATAAAAAATTTTTTTAGGCGACTATGGAATTTTAATTGTTCTCCGCAAGATATTTTTGTGATTATTTTGTTTGTTGTGTCAATTTTTGTTTTCCTTGCATATTATTGTTATTTTACAGGTAGTTTGAGTGGATGGTGTGTTTGGTTGAAAGAGTGGAATCCCCTTGTTCGTGAAGGAAGAAAGGGTGGTATTGGTCGTTCTCAGAAGAAAAGATCACGAAAGAAGAAGAGGAATAATGTGGATTCTGGTGATAGTGTTGCCAATGATAAGAAGAAAAGAAAGCGTGGGAGAAGAATAAATCAAGAGAATAAAGAAACTCCCAAAAAGGAAGATGAAAAGAAAGAAGCCTTGTTGGTTTCTAAAGGTTGGAATACGTGTTCTACGAAGGATTGCAAAGGTCGTGTTCAATTGGGATTAGGTGACACAAAGTGTTTTGCCTGTATGGCCATAGCATCTATACCACAAGAGAGGATGTCTTCATCCTCTACAACTGGTATAACGTTGGTCAAATCCCTAGCTCGGATGCAAAGAGAAGGTTTTAATCCAAAAAATCAACCGATTGCAATTGATCGTTATATGGCTGCTATCCAACCTTGTTTTGCTGACGATAACCATCAAAGGGTTATAGTGAATGCTGTGAAGATAGGCGTTTATTGGGTCACTGTTTTTCACGCACAAGATGATTTATTCATGTTTGCTGATGGAAAGAAATTTCCTCTTGGCAAACCTGTTTATAAATTTGAAAGTGATGATATAGCAGTGTACCATATGAAGGCTGAACCTCAAGGTATAAAATCTATAGCTGCTGGGATACATGATAAGGAAGACCAATTTTGTTTAATTGGTTGGCTTCCTAAGTCAACAGGTGGTGCTGAATTTTTCATAAGTCCTACTGGTCTTGATGCTAATGGTTTTGGCCAAGCATCTTCTGCTCCTGGAGTGTGTGGTTCTCCATACATTTCCACCGCTTCCTGCCGAGTCGTTGGCATTCATCGAGCTGGTGGCACTGGTGTGACATGTGCTGCTCTCTTTTCTGACAAGGTTATGGGTGTTCTTTACCCATCAAGCCTTGTTGGAAAATCAAAAAACTAATTTCCCTCCTTATGGGTACATCGCCACCCTTTGGTCATGTTGAATCAACAATGGCGAATTTTGATTTATTTTCTCATAAGGAGGAGAAAAAATTTTTGGATATTGCACCGGAGAGTTCCTTATTTCTCCATACAAAAAATTTTGATACTTATCGTGAAGATGATTATATTGATTATCGTATAGTCTCATTTCTTAAAGAGAATCCACAGTCCGATTGGTGGTATGATTGGGATGCTGTTCTTGATGGTTCTTTTGAGCTCCCATATGGTCATGTCCGTTTTAATGATCATGCGTGGGAACAGGGTTTGAAAAAATATTTTCCTGTTCGTTCCTCAGTTGCTATGTATGAAGATGTTTTGGATAAATGTTTTATCTGGGTTGATAAACATTTTGGTCCTTTCATGATGAATTCTCGAGTTTTGGATCTTGAATCTGTTTTGGGGGAAGCTAACCGCGATGCAAGTTGTGGTTTTCCACTTAGACGGTATTGGAGTTTCAAAGGAGAAGCTATGGATGATACTCGTTTTATTACATTTATAAATCAATATTGGGATAGGATATCTTTACCATTCTCTGAGGCTGTTGTTTATACAGCTTCATTGAAAGGCGAATTTAGACCCCGAGAAAAGATTAAAATGGATAAGACTAGAGTTTTTTCCGCTGGCCCTATTGAGGATTCTATTGTTGGAGCTAGATTGTTTACTGATCAGAGAGATAAACTCCAGAGTTCTTTGTTTTCGACTCAATCTGCGATTGGTATACGACAAACCAATTTGGATTTTCATAGGTTATATATGAGATTGAGAGAATTTGATGAGTGTGCTATGTTAGATGCAAACAACTGGGATGGTTCCATACTTGCTGAGCTTATGATAAGGGTAGCCGTTCTTCGTTTTAAGTGGCTATCCCGTTCATATCGAACAACTGAAAATTGGTGGAGAATAATGAATGTGTACAGAAATGCCATATTTAATTACTTGATGTTTCCTAATGGACTCATATACCAAACTGATGGAGGTATGCCTTCTGGCTTTTGCCTTACAGCTGATGATAATACGTTGATACATTTTGCTGTCCGTTCTTTTGTTGCTATTCAATCTGGTTTGGAATATGATGACATGATGGATAATTCATGTGCTTTTTTATATGGTGATGATGTAACATTTTCATTTGATAAACGGGTGGGCCATCTTTTGGGCCCTGAGAGGTGTATACGGGAAGCACGGAAAATTGATATAGTGTATGAACCCTCTGATTGTGATTGGGATTCCTTGGTTTTTCTTCAACATACATTTGTGAAAGTTATTTATAACTATCAGGAATTTTATGTTGGAGTTCGTGATGCGATACCGATTCTTTGTGGCTGGCTTCAAGGAGGTGATCACTCCTGGGAAAGAGCTGTTGAAAGGAGTAGTTCTTATGAATTCAAGCATTTTTTCATCCGATATTGTTTAATTTGATTACTGAATTCATGCTATCTACTCTTAACGACAATGATCGTAAGAATCTGAAAAAACTTCG